AAGCAATCCCGCCATTCCTTCTTTACCGGCTAAAGTAGCGGCATACTTGGCTCTCTCTGCTCCTTCTACTCCATAAGCAGAAGCCATCAAATCTTTCAAAGATTCATTGTAATCTTCATCTTTTATTTTACCATCAGCCCAGGCATTATTCAACTTAAATAACTGTTTTGTAAATTCATCAGAACTAATGACACCATTTGTAAAATGATCTCTTAACTCATCCATCAATTGCCCTAACGGCTTTACTTTACCTGAACTATCTGATAGGCTTATTCCCAATGCATCCATAGCTGCCGCCATATTGTCTGTCGGCTTTGCCATATTAGTAAGTAATGTTCTTAAAGAAGTACCAGCAGCAGATGCTTTAATACCACTATTTGCCATCAAGCCTAATGCTGTAGAAACATCTTCAACCGAATATCCCATAGCACCCGCAACTGGACCTACATATTTAAACGATTCACCCAGCATTGACACATTTGTATTTGCATTGCTTGATGCAGCTGCTAATACGTCTGCAAAATGCGTGGAATCTTTAGCTGACAATCCGAATGCCGTAATTGCATCTGTTACAATATCAGACGTAGTTGCTAAATCCAAGCCATCTGCAGCTGAAAGATTCATGATACCATCGATACCATCCATCATGTCTTTCGTTTTCCAACCGGCCATTGCCATGTATGTAAAAGCGTCAGCTGCTTCAGAAGCTGAGAATTTTGTCTTAGCACCCATTTCAATTGCTTTGTCTTTAAGCATAACCATATCACTAGATGTTGCACCAGAAATAGCCTTAACTTTAGACAACCCTTTTTCCAAAGATGATGAGGCTTTAACAGCGGCAGCACCTACGGCAACAAGCGGAGCACTAACTTTTAACGTCATATCTTTTCCAACAGACGTCATGGCTGATCCTACTCCTTTAAGTGCACTACTTACTCCGCTAGAACCATTCTTGAATTCATTAACAGATGTTAATGCACTTTTAAAACCTTTTTGAAATTTAGAAGTATCTAAATCCAAATAACCAACTGCTGTACCAAGATTTACTGCCACTCTTTATCACCTCACTTATACCTTTCATATATTTCACTCGGTAACATTCTTCGATTCTTTTTTATTCTTTTTTTACTTTTTTTATCATTACTTTTATCATTACAAATCTTATTAAAGACTGGCTTTTCTTCATTGTCTATGCGAATTTGAATATATGCGCAAGCTTCATCAAAACAATACGCTATGTAAGTATCTTCAATTCCTGCAATTTTACTCGGTCGTATCTGATAAAGTTTGCTCAATTGTATCATCGACAATATCTCTTTGCTCCTGACGAAAGGAATCAAGAGCTTTCACCCCATTCTGCGAATAATCAAAAATAAAAATCAACTGTTCATCTGTAAGTTTGATTCCAGCTTCTTTCATTTCATCATACGATGGTTCTACAAATGTTGCTTCACAAAGCTTATCCATAACATCATACAATTTTGACATATTGTCTTTGTCAGATACAAACGAACCTGTACCTTCGGCAAACAAATCAGATGCCGAGGAAAGAAGTTCGTTTGGAATCTGCCCAGTTCTCATCATATCCAGTAATGAAGGTCTTTTCAATCTTGCAACGAAATCCTGGCCATCTCCAAAACTTGGCAACTTTACAAGAGATCCTTTCATGTAACCTTTCAAGGTATTTATCGATGTAACTTTTAATTGATCTTTTGCCATTTTTATTTTCTCCTTTTACTACTCTGCAATTGCAGGAAGTTCTTTAACAGTCATAATCGAATATGGTGCCTTTCCTTTTGGTGGAGCACTATCAATTGTGATTGCATTAACATTAAATGTATCATCCTGAGCACCAACACCAAATGGCTGTCCCGTACAATTTGGATAAGAAATCTTCTCATACTGAACAATATCACCAGAGGTATCATATACTGCCGAATAAAGATCAAGGTCAAATACTTCCCCTTTTTCTGCGCTTCCAGCAACAGGTGGTTCATACCCTGCAATTCCAAACTCTGTTTTTGTTGTCTGTGTAGAAGTGTGATCGTTATCTGTCCAATAGTACAACGTACCACCCTGAATAATTTTCGCCTGCTCAAAGTTAAATACATTATCTGTTAATGTTAATGTATTACCGGTAACAGTAGTTACAGCTTTCTTTTGAGCAATTAACTTACCTTTAACAATAAGTTTTACCGCATCCGTCGTTTCTGTAGCAATTGCAACTTCAACTTGAGACGCTGTATCGAGTGCAAGTTGCTGTTCCGTTTCTCCTTTTGTCCTCATAACAACAAGGCATGCATCAATCATAGCAACTTCTGTACCTCTTTTTGGTTCTGCCATTTTATTGTCCTCCTTATCTTAAACTTCTATTTCTAACTGTATAACGATATTCAACAGATTTCATCCACCCATTTATTGAATCATCGTAATACGCTTGTGTTTCATTTCCTGTTGGTATCAACAGTGGAAATAATTTATTTTTTGCCACATTCTTTACTTTATCAGCAAGAATATCTAAATCTGTAAAACGATTTCCTGGAACATAGCATAGCACGTCAATCAAAACTGTTTGCGATGAAAAATTACCAGTCCGTGTTCTACCACCATCCAACAAAACAATATATTGCTCCGTTACGTCACCTTTGTGGGTATTTGGTACATATGTTTTAAGTCCCGCCTCTTTAAAGCTATCATATGCTTTTTCGTATACTGACATCTAACATACCTCCTTAATACCCAATCTTACCAAGTAAGTTTGCATAGCCCTTCAATACATCATTGCCTTTAAGCTCGATTGTAGGCTTTACAATAGCAAACCTTTTCTCATGTGCCAACTCTAACCACAAACCATAGTCAACACCGTGCGCTAATGTTATCCTTATTCCATTTTCTTTTTTTTCAGTCGTTGCATTCAATGACTTCCTAGCCATTCCTGTTCTATCTGTCCAAGGTGCTTTTTGCTTAGCATACGATTCAAGCATTTTGGACTGATTTTTTGCATACATTTCTACAGCAGCTTGTGCTTTTTTATCAACTGCTACAATACCATTTTTTAAATTTTCAATGTTCATATCCCATTCAAATTCTGGCATTATTCAAGCACCTCCTCAAGCGATATATCTGCTGCAATATGATAATTTTGAACGTCCAAAACACCAGAAACCTTATATGTTTTTTCGTTTATAACTATCCTATCACCTTGCTTAATTTTATCGCCATCTGCGAACAAACATAAAATCATCGGACTTTTTCTTGTACGTATTACTGTTGCATTTCCACCTGTCGTTTGAATATAAGAATTGGATTCGTGATAAATGCCTACAATAGCATTTTCATCATCATCGCCCTCGATTGGCTGTCCAAACTTATCCAGTGTTTGTCTACTAAATACATACTCAATACCTCTCATATTAAGCTGTACTTGCAAACGATGTAAAAGGAAGTTGGATGCTTTCATATACATCAACCTCCTTTCAATTGTCCTGAATTGTTTTGTCTGTACCTTTGTGCAAGCCTTCTAAAATACTTTGAAGTATCTGCACAATTCAATCCTGATACACTCAATGTTGTATCTTCTGCCTTTATCAAAAACATTTGATACAATGTCTTGTTAACATTGCCACCATTTTCTGACAAATAGAACTCTATGTCTCCATCTGCAAAAAATGGGCATTCCTCTTCTCTAAGAAGTTTTTTGATACGATCCTGCTTAGAAAGTTCTGCCATATGGCTACCTCCTTACATTACCGCTTTAATAGCTTTCTTTAAAGCACCTACAGTCTTAAGCTCTTTTGTATTTATTCCTTTGGACTCTGCAAACTTCTTAAGCTCACTCATATCCATTTCATCAATTGACTTTTCCATCTCAAGCTCTTCATCAGCCGCATCCCATTCATCCTTTGACTCAGATGCCTTCTTGGATTCACCATTAACCTCAGAAGAGGCTTTTGCCTCTCCTTTGGTATTTTCCTTAGGCAACTTATGAAGCTTGCTTTTTGAAGCACCTGAGATCCTCCAGCCAACCTTTTCAAAACTGTTCTTAAATGAACCATACGAAACCTTTGCTTGCTTTCCGTCTCTTTCAATAATTACCATTGCCATGTTATACTACCTCCAAATTAAGCACCAGTAACATCAATAATACCAACCTGATCTGCTGTCTCGAATGAAGGCAAATAAATCATAGACACTTTAGTATCAACATTAACCGGATCAGTTTTCTTTGATGTAGTAACAGCAACACCTGTATCTGTAATTGATACATTAGCAGCAGAACCGGCCATGAGATCTGACTGTTCAGGCGTTGTACCGAACCATCCAGTTCCTAACTTGCCCTGTGGAAAGATAGCAAACGTATCATCTGCAACATACTGGAACTCGTTTCCTTTCTCATCCTTTGCTTTCTTGTTGTATACTACAACATCCAGCTTTAACTCGTCCATAATGTAATCCATGATCTTCGTATCAGATACTGGTGCTGTAGCATCGCTTCCAAGAATTGCCTGGCGAATCTCATTATTTTTTCTGATATAACCGAATGTCTTTCTTGAACATACAGCTCTTTCAGGACGAACGCCTGTCTCGTCTTCAATCAGATCCATAAGATCGCGAATATCATCGATAATTGTAGCCGTTGGATCAGACCATGCTTTTGTAGAATCAACCATATGATTGCTAGGAATACCATAATCATAATCGTAATTCTGGCCATTTGCCTTAATGCTGATCTTACCAGTTGTTAGAGCCATCATTCTCATACGCTCACGCTGTGCAGCAGCACCGTCTAAAAGATTGGTTGTATCATTAAATACCTGATTCATAATGGAATCAATATAAGCTTGATTTCCTGTCTCAAGTACCTTATTTAACTCCTGCCGAAGTTCCTCATCAATATACGTAGATTCTTTGAAAAATGGCATGTCCATGTTTAACTTGTCGAATCCGATTCGATCTCTCTTCTTAGCAGCTACATCATATGCCGATGGTTTTAACACAACCGGCAATCCCTGGGATCCTTTGATCCATTTGATGCTCAAGCCTAACTTTTGCTGCGATGGGAACAACTCCTCACCAAGATAAGGTGCTCTGTTCTGAGCTTGTGACTCCCAATAAGCCGTAATTTGATCTGATGTTACTAATTCAAAAATTGTCATCTTTCTATCCCTCCTTTACTACTTGCAAAATGTAATCTTTGTAAGCTTATCTCTAAGCTTTGTTGTATCTGTATTTTCAGTATCAAGCAATGCAACCACATCTGTATCAAGCTTACTCTCATCAATAAAGCCAAATACAATAATTCCACCATTTGCTGCTCCTGCTGTAACATCTACATCATGTTCTACAATACCAACAACAGCATCATCCTTTACTCCTACTGTAAAAGCTTCATCTCTGTTAAGTAATGAACCTTTAAGCGGAGTCCCTGCTTTTACAATCTTCTTACCATCTGATCCGGCTTCAACTCCAGTTGCTGCAATCATACATGGTAATGCGAAAAATAATTGAGTGTCAATAAGAATTGTCTTTCTTGCAAGACCACTCGTTTTTGTAATACCTGATTGATTTAACATTTTTCAATCCTCCTTCTTAACATTAACTTCTGAAATAGCTACTTTTCTTTGTAGCACCATTTCCATTAACCTGTGCTTGACCAAGTCTTTTTCCGATTCCATCTTCATCCTTTTTAGACGATTTGTGTCTAACGCTTGTACCAGTGCCACCTTTTCCACCATTATTATCTTCGTCTGAACCATCGAAAAAACCCTTGTATCGTGGCTGAGTTTTCATCTCACCAAGAACATCCTCTAATGATTTACCATCTTCGACCTTCATCATTGCGATGGCAACAGCATCATCAACAGCATCCTTCTTTACACCTGCTTGAATAGCTGCTAACTTATTTTCTGCAGCTTCTGCTCTCTTCTCAGCATCTGACTTATCATCATTTGCCTGTTGAATCCGTGCCGCAGTTTTCTGTTCTGGAGTTAACTGTGATTCCTGATACTTTCTAAAAGCTTCCAACTGAGCTTTTGCTTCTTTCTCAGACTTAAAACCCATCTCACGGAATGCAGCCGCACGTCCTTGCTTTTTCTCTTTAGCTGCAGTTGCTGTCATGTCAGCTTGTGTAAACTTCTTTTCATTGTCTTTGCTGTCTTTGTCGCCTTCATCTGAATCATCGTCATGGTCGTCACCATCTGAATCATCATCTCCATTGTCATTATGATCATCACCGTCATCATCACGATTCTGATCTCCACCTGATGCAAAAAACTGTAAGTTAGTTGCCATTCGTGGTAATGTGTTTCCTAACATGTTTTCAATTGTTCTGTTTTTCATTTAACTTTTCTCCTTTTCTTCCAGTTATTGTCTTGGTGACAAAATCCACATTTAATCATCTTCAAAAACCTCACGTGGTATAAGATTTCTGTATCTATCTCTAAGCTGCATTTCGTAGCTTATAAGATCATCTTTTAATTCTATAGCTTCTTTCAATCTTCCCTCAGAAACTTTAATACCGTATTTTCGTTTTCTGTTTATACTCCTCATAATCAGATCGTACTTTTCTTTTTTCTTACAAACTGTATAATTCTTAACAGTAGTCAAATATGGTTTGTTACATATAGGACATTTAAAATACTGAATATCTATTTTGCTACCTGCAATTTTTACCTCTTTGTTTTTGAACTCAATTTTTGCTTTCGATATTTCACAATGGCAATTATCACAAATGATTTTGTTAGCCGTCATTACTCTACCTCCTCAAATACTTCAGTAGGAATCTTGTCCTTGTATTGATTCAAAAGCATTTGCTGATATTCTGTGTTTTCTAACTTTAATTTTTCAAGCTTATCTTTTCTTTTTTTATAAATAGCCTGACGTAACATATGATCTCCAGTTGCTTCCATTTTTCTAACAGAATCATAAGCTGCAAAATATGAATCTCTAATTCGTTTTGCTCGATAATTTAGCATCCCTACCAGCTGAATTGCTCCACATTCAGGGCATTTGTAATAAATTATCGCAAAGGTGTCATTACCAATCTTTACCTTTTCTTTCTGTTTGATTTCTACAGTATCAAATAAAAACTCGCTATTACACTCTTTACATATTACTTCAACTTTTTTATTCATCTTTTTCTCCTTTAAACAAGAATAAGCCGGTATTTCTACCAGCTTGATTCTCTTAATCATTTTTTTATTTTTTAATATTTAATAGCACATTGCTTTTACTTCTTTAAATCTTGCATTTGCTTCGTTACAATTATTAAACCAGTCATTTGACACACAAGCATCTGCTACATTTTCTATTTTTACTGTATTTGGATCTTCTGTCCAAACCTGAATTCCATATTCATTTTCCTTATCCATACATGCATCATACTTTTTTTTGGATACATCTAATTGTATAACCGGCAACTTCAAAATCTTTAATTACTTCACTTGAATGTTCTGCATACATCTTTTGTTTATATTGTTCTGCAGCATCCCATCTCTTATATTGTTCTTTGCTATAAACTGGTTTATTGTATCTCATTTTTCTACCTCCATAGATTTAATATTTATAATATTTAATTTATGATTATATTATATACCATATTTACGAATTTGTAAACAACTTTTTATTATTTTTAAATAAATTTGCCATTACATTCACCATAAATTTCAGGCCATAAAACACTTGCTCTTTTGTTTTTGTTGATACATTCAATAATTTGTTTTCGAACAATTTTAGCATCACCATAAGCCTGCATTAGTGGAAATCCTTCATTAAACTTATTCTGATATTTCTCAAGTTCTTTTAAAATCTCACTTGTATTTCCATCATACATTTTATCACCTCCTATTTAGTTTGATTTAATTATAACATATTTAAAACAAAAAGTAAACTACTTTCCTATTTCATTTATGATATTCCAAAACTCTTTGTAAGCATTTGGAAAATATTTTTCTATATATTTTATTGCTCCTTTATCAGCTTGAGCACCACACATATTTGCAAACAATTCAGAAGCAGCTTCTTTTTTTGCATTTCTTCTTTCGTAGTATTCTTGTGAATGATGCCACCATACTTTCACATTTGGTTTAACATTGCTAAGATTTATTCCTTTGCAATGCATTGCTGATATTGCATCTTGAACACCTTTCGAAGAATTATCGTTTACCATTTTCCTTAACTCAAGAATATATTCAATTTCTCCATTTTTACATTTTTCATTCATAATATTCATATCTTTTAGCATTGCATCCACAAATTCTTTTTTATTTGTCCATTTGGAATTAGTTCCTTTTCTTAAATCATCAATTGCATGCCCTATTTCATGAAAAAGTGTTTGCTTTTGATGATTATTTCCACTAAACATCCAAGCTTCTATACTTCCATACGTATATTTTATCTCTTGTTTTGATGACAAATAATAGCTTCCTTCATCATCAAAATCCCAATTTTTTACTTTCTTTTTCATAGCATCTACAAATGCATTTTGAAATTCTCTGCTTGTTCCTTTTAATGTTTCCATATAGTTATCAACACTTGCTTGATCCATTTCTAATTCTTTTATAAACTTTGATGCATTTTTTATTTGTCTATCAGAATATTGTTTAATCTTTTCAGCTGCAGATTCAACACCAACTTTCCTTACTGTCTTTTTTAACATCTCAGGAGTATAGCCAAGTGAATAGGCAAACTCATCAATTAAACCATTCATCTTTTCATTTCCTGTGCCATTATACCAATTTGCTAGATCATTAACAACGTCATTTGTACTTTTTGTTTGTACTATTGTTAAAAAGCATTGACCGTTTGGATGATCTAGTGGCACTTCTCCCTTTGGATATATCCCTGGACCTAATCCATATGAATCGTTTTCCTCCCTTTCAATACATAATGGACAAACTCTATTGTTATGACCGGTATTCCATTGATAAGCTTCTACCCACGGATCTTTTGCCGTTGATCTCTCAAAAGCTTCTTGATATGCATGGCTCATCATTGTTCTTGCCAATCTACTGGCATTGTAATCAATTACTTTGTTGCTACCAGGATAATCTCTTGCCCATTTGTATGTTTTTCTTGCTTCCGGATTTACGTAGGCTTCTAAATCTTTTGCAACTTCATACACACCTTTATTTGCCGCAATACCTCTTGCTACTATATTTTGACAATCCTGCTTTATCTTTTTATTTGTACACCAGATAGCGCTACTTAGCGACCAATTACCTTGATACAATTGACCAGAAATTATTGTTTCCACTACATCAGTAGGAATATTTGAATATTTTCCTGTTATGCCGGCAAAACCTAATTCTTTAGCTCTTCTTATTTCTTCTTCCAATACTGCTTCTGCTGTTTGTGTCATACCAGATTTTATATTTGATTCGATCCTACGATTTACCTTACCAAGTTCATCAGCAAGTTGCTTTTGATATTCATTCAAATACTGTGTTCTAAGTATCGAGCTTATATTTGTCTTACTTGAAAGATTTTCTATTCTTCTTGAATATTGATCAGCAATTTCCTGATACATACTTTTAATTTGTCGCAGTTGCTGATTAGTAATTGCTTTACGTGTTTGTTCAGCTTTTGCAAATCTTAAATTGTACATAACCAGCAACCTCCTTCAAATTCATTTATTTGGCCCTTAAAGGGATTTTACTTTTTAGCCTTATATTTTATTAGCTTATTACTTAAAATGCCTTATTTGTCATCCTGTGATCCCTCAACAACATCAGGTTCATCCAATTTACTATCATCATCTTCATCTACCGATTGATCATCCCTTTCCATTGGAGGAATATTACCATATGAATTACCTGATAACATTTCCTGTTCCAAAGCAATTTGTTGAAGCTCAGACATTACTTCTTTGTCAGTAAGTTTTCTCCATTTCTTCATGTAAGATGACCGACTCATTGTTTGTGCTGTTACCTCTGCAAGATCAATGTTCTTTTCATCCTGTTCGTCCTCTGGTAAAGCATAATTGTTCATTACTTGAATATCAGCCTCAACTATAGGAAGATCCTCATTAGTATAATATGGAACAACCTTTGGATATAACGAAGCACCATCCAAAATACACTTTGCAATAAACTCTGCCGCAGCTCCCCATGTTTGCATCTTCTCATCACATCTTACAATCAATGGCCAATAAAGAGCCTTCAATGTTTTTCCTGATGTGATCACTCCTTGCAACTTATCAGACTCAATATTTGGAATTGATCCCAAACTATGCATCTCATTGTCTACACGATCCAATGTGGCAGACAAAGCAGCTGAATAACTCATGTTCGATTCCATTTGGCCGACAGAAGCGTTCAACACATCAACACCATTGCTGTCTGACTGAATATCCCAAAACGCTCCAGGGCCAATTGAAAGATTGCTTGTTGATTCTGAAGAAGCATTGATTGTATAGCGAATAGGATTCATACTTTTTCTTTCTGCATCAAAATCACTATTTACTAACTTGCTATAATACTTTTCGTACTTAGCATAATCCTCAATCTCTGATTCTCCTCTAATGTCGTTAGTAAGACCATCATTAAGAATCACTACTGCTGGAATATATTCAAACAACGTAGATCTTGCAGGAACTAATTCTTCAAGCTGTACACCTAAGCCATTATACATAACCTCATGTACCCAACAATAACCATCATCTGCCATCCAATATGTTTTCTTACGTATCTTCTTCTCTACATTATTGGATGCCTCAACTTCAACAAAGAAAGCAACAATCTTAGTAAGCATATCAGCTCCGGCCATTTCATAGTAGAACTCTAATGGATTAAGAAAATCAACTGCAATACCTGAATCCTCATTGAAGTTAAGAATACAAGCAACTCTTTTACCAATAAAGCAATCCTTTGCAGCTTTTAATACATTCTTATCGAAGAAGTTTTTCTTCAGGACTTTCTGCAGGAAATTATTCAATATTGTATTATTTGCCTTTTGCTCGTCTGTTTCATTCTGATCTTGATTAACATAGAAATCCATTGGCGTACTAAACATGAACCTTGCTTCTTTATTGATCAATCCTGCTGCCTTTTTGAATCTCAGTTGGCTTGGAATATAATCACCATTAGTTCCGTCAGTTGTAAAGTCCATGCCTTGCTTGTAAATCTGATAAAACTTCTTTATCTTTCCAAGCTCATGGAAGAAATCTTCCCTCAGAGTGCCACTAATATCATCATCCAACACTGCATAAGGAATATCTCTATATGATACGATGTCTCCATCTTCGATTGATGTTGTAATGTTTACATTAGCATCACTCATCGTTTAATTCCTCCTTTTTACTTCAAATGCTTCTTGCTTACAAATCCAGTATACTTACCATACTGAACGAATAACCAAACATCTGAACCAACATTAGTATAATAACCATGGCATACAACTTCTGAATCTTTCGGAATAACAGTAACAATAGATTTCTTACTTCCTGCTCCTGTCCTAAGATTCAAATTACTTGTTACTTTATATAAATTATTATACTTAGCATCCCTATGTCTAGCCGGCTCTGTTTGATTCTTAGAAGCTGTCACAGTATTATTTGGCTTTGCTTTTACATTCTTTACTTCTTTCTTATCATCCCATGTTTCCTTGAACTTATCAGGTGTACCATATTTCTTCTTTAATTGTGTAGCTGTACTTCCCCAATCAGGCAACTGGAAATGTGGAAGATCTTTAATACTCTTCCAATCTCCTCCCCATTCAAGACCAAGCTTCTTACCAATTGCTCCTACCTTGTTAAATAGCTTGGTTGCATTGTTAAATACATCATCCGACTTTTTACCATCTTTATCAACATCCATATCTAAGAAGAAATCAAAAGCAACTCCCCATTGATGCATTGATCTGTAGTCCGTTCCTTTTGCTTTTGTAACAATAGGACCAGGAACACCATTTCTACCCTTTGCATATAAAGCATTCTGCTCCTCTACTGTTCTTACGCACTCACCAATCTTAATCTTGATTCCTGCTTTTAAGCATTCCTTTTGAAGCTTTACTACTTTCTTCTTTAACTCAGGGTGCAATTGTGATACATTACGCATTCTCTTTTACCTCCGGTAAACCTGCTACACTTGTTAAGATACTTACAATACCTGAAATAATAGCACCACTTGCTACTACTCTCCAATCAACACTTTCGATCATTGTAGCTGCTCCAATAATGCCAATAGCTGTTTGTGCCATTGTTTTAATAGCTCTTACTGCTGCTGCCTTTACCCATTTAACTGTGTTCACATTTGGATTAAATACATTGTTCTTCATTTTCTTGTTCCTCCTTAATATATTGTTTTAATAAACTTGTTACTTCTATCCACTCTTCTTTGAACTTAGATATGAAGTCATTATCACATGAAAACTTACTTTTCAAGTCTATATCGCCTTCCATTTACACCACTTCCATTCTTACTATTATTCTTTCTTTCTTTTACATCAGCAACAGTTACATCATCCAATGCATACCATATAGCTGAAAAAGTATGAGGATCAATGTTGAACTCATCATAGATCATATTGCCATTGCTGTCCTCAGCATATACAAGATCTTTAAGCTCCCTTATTGTATTCTTACATTTTGGACTGCATATGATTTTCTTAAATCGTTTTACTTTCTTTACTTGCTCAAGCCTTGTTATCTTATGGCACTTTGTAAATCCGAATCCCTCATCATGGAAATATTTGATTGATCCTGGCTGAGCACAATCTGCTTTTACTCTCCAATTCTTACTATCAGGATTCCACTCCTCAAGTTTCTCTGCTGTTTGCTTATCTGTTAAGTGATTCCTATACCACTCATCATATATATACAATATACTATTCTTAGTATCTACCGCAATCCTTACCAAAGCATTATATGATGTTTCAAAACCAAAGTCAAAACCATTCCTTTTAATTGGTGCAGCGAGAACTGCCCTTTTAAACTCCTTTGGATCATTTGCAATAACGAACTGAGGAAGGACTCGTCTACCATTGATACCAAACTTACCTTCCCTTGCTACTCTATATAAATCAGGATCGTATGTCTTAAGTTCTTCCAGCTTAGCTATATAATCCAATGTTAAGAATGAGTTATCTTCCGGAACACTATGGTGATAATATATGCCATTTGGATTGTCCGTAATTATCCTTCGCTTGTAGAACTCCTCTTCATTCTGAATCACTACAAACTTTTCTTCACCATCAGCATCTACTTCCTTACGTTCAAAGAAATACGTATATATCCAATTTTGTTTATCAACTGGATTAGTTGTCAATAAGTAGTATATCTTTAGGAATGGATTTCTAAGTCTTAACTTCAATTCCTTATAAGCACTATATTTAACCTCAGAAGCTTCCTCCATCCATACAATAGACACATTATTGATAGACTTTACCTTAGTTGGTTTATCCATGCCCTTGAATACAATCCTTGAACCATTTGGAAACATGAACTGCAATGGTGACTTAGAAGCAATCACATATTTTTCTCTGCTTGACTTACTCTTATCTTCTGTAACTAAATCCATTCCATCTAAGATCTCATATATTAAGTCATAACATGATTCTTTGATCTGTTCATATGTATCTCTTACTACTAATGCTTTTCGTTTCTCACTTAGCAGCTTAAGTATTAGCTTTGTTGCTGTCTCGTAAGATTTACTACTACCATAAGAACCTACCAACAAATACTCTTGATGATCCCAATCTGTTACGTAATCCATAAAGTGTTCATTTACTGTCAACTTTATTTCTTGCTCTATATTCAATTTATCACTTCCTTTTATTTTGTATTACCCCTTCTTTCTTTTACTTTATTCTAAGGATTTATAACTGGGCATATTGGATTCGAACCAATGATCCAGGAGTCAAAGTCCTGTGCCTTAACCACTTGGCTAATACCCATTAAATAACCGGTATGTGGGGAAATTTGCTTTAGGAGTAGTCTAACTATACAATAGTAATAACGAATGAATACGAAATAACATACGGTTATTGTTCATCTGTTACCTATCTATTATCCTTTACCAACCAATAATGCTTCCTGCACTAATGGGAGACAGAATGGAGGATGAACACTCCACAATGGATGCAATAGGAATCGAACCTATATCTTCTACGCGTACTGAAATTCTACCATTAAACTATACATCCCACTTACTAATCGGGCTTTACCAATGTGATCTTGATACTCTTTTTAGTATCTGTACCTACATCTACCTGTTGTTGATCTCTCCATCCTAACTGCTTCAAGCTAAATACTGCTAATGTTGAATTGATCTTACCTTTTAAGCCTAGTCTCTCTAGCATGTACTCCTTAGCATTTACTAGATTCTTTATAGATATATCAAGCCTATCATCTTTTGCTTCTAATAATCTACCATTCAATACTTGGGTTACATATAAATAATCCCATCCTTTTTTAACAAATACCTCTTTTAATATAGGAACTTCTTTTTGCTTAACACACTGTGCCGTATAACTATCTAATGCTCTGCATATTTCATCTACATTATACTTATATTCTCCTTTTCTTGGCATTTTACATTCTCCTCTCTTCTTATTTGTTTCAGTATTTCTTATACATTAAAGAGGGTTATGCAATTACTACCATATTGGATAGTAATTTCCTTTGTCATCTTTTGTCCAATAACCAGTGCTCCATGTATTTGTTAACGGATCATATACTTTCTTATCTTTTATCATATCTACTTTTACCTTCACTCCTTTTCTTGAAATCTTAGTTTCAATGCCAATATTTATTAGTAATATATTGTGTTACAATATTCAATGCTTCAACTACATTGTCTGGCGTAGACCTAAATTCTTTTAATTTGTCTAAAAATCCAAGTACAAAAGCACTAGATTGCTTCGTTATCCATTTTTTCATTAATATTATCCTTTCATAGGAAATGCGAATTTCAAATACTCATCGTTTCATCCAAATAATCTTCGTTTGACTGTTCCTGATGAACAAATCCCTGTTCACACTGTTCTTCATAAGCCGCCTTTTTGGTCTCTTCATAAATAATTTCATCAATTCTATTCATTTCTATTCATTTCTCAATCCTCCAATTATTAGCTCAAACAATTCACATATTCTTGACCTTAATACGTACAATCTAAAGCTTAAAGTTTCCTCCAATTGCATAAGGTAAAGTATCTTTCCTAAAGGACTTAATGTATAGTAGAACTGTAAATCGTTTTGTTTGATATATTGCCATATTAGATCTTTCTTACTTTTCATTATTCTTTACCTCAACTAACAATCTTATTGTAATATTATTCTATTCATTTTAAACTACTTAAGAAATCTAATACATCATCAGGAAAAACAGAGCTATCTGTTTTACTTTTTAGCTCCTCATATGATTTTTCAATCTGTTGTAACTTCTCAAGCCATTGTACAAGCTGTTCATGTTCATCTGCACACATTCTGCATCTTATCATTCTTTCGCCACCGTCATTCCAAACTGTAGGATTTTTTTCATAGAAGTATTGAGTTTTTCTATTTTTAGTTACAATTTCTTTTGCATGTTTAATTGCTTCTTCTAAAGTCATTTGATTCCTCCTTACATATGTTTAGCCATTTTACCCAGTACTGCTCTTTTACGTTGTACTTTTCTATGCATTGGCTTATGATGTAACTTTCTCCAGTTGTTTACTATAAAGTCTGGCATATTACCTTTACTTCTCTCAACATTAAAGTAAACTTTAACATCCTTTACTGATTTAAGATTTAATTTTGACATTTATTTATTCTCCTTAACATTCAATGTTCTTCTTTGCCTTGACCTTTTACTTACTACTTCAATTGTAGCTTTATTTTCAAAACATATCAACCAATTATTTGGATTAAGACCAAACTTTTGCAATATATTTCTTTGTCTTTCATTAGGTTCTATTATTATACAATCACCTACTTTCCATTGATGTTTATTACTTGACATTATTCACATCTATCCATTTTTGTAACAAACTTATATAGTACACGACATGAGATAGGGATTCCTCCTTACATAAAATGTTATTATTGTTTATAAGTTATGCCAAGTTGGATAATTATTCTTAATATTCTAATTTGTCTAATTGTTCCTGCTCATCTATTAGCATTTTATGGAAGTCATCTTTTACTTCCTTCTTTTTATTTCGCTTTTGATTATATGTCTTTACGAATTTCTTGCTTAAATTAAGATTTATTTGTTCACAACCCAATAATCTCATTTAATAAACAATCACCTCACCCGATTTTGTAATAAATATAACAGGATCACCTAATGCATTTTGAACTTCAACCTCTTTGGCTGTTTTCTTGTTATATTCAACTGCCTCTTTAATTGCATTTTCCTTAGTAACTGTTACATTGTTAATTGTAATTCTTTTCATGCTTTTGCCCTCCTAAGCATTTGTTTTATTTATTTCATGATTATATTATATAACAAAAACCATAAAAAGTAAACATTTTTGCTTAAATTTATTAAAGTTTTTTTCAAATTGACTTTTCAAATTAAGCCTTTTAAAGCACTTTTTATGGTTTTGTATATATTTTATAAGCCTATCAATAAAAATCATTTCTGAGTCATTCTAATGAATCACATTGGTATTTTATTTTATAAGATAAAACAAATAAATAATACATACAGTTATAAATGTTATATCAAATATTCGTTTTACCTTTTCTAAATCAAACTTCATAGCATTCCTTTCCTTTCAAAGTATTCCTGCAAGTCAGATAAATAATTAAGAGCTTCATACATATCCTCTGGCTTCATACATACCTTATTTGTAGATTTTTCATATTTTACAAGTGGCTTTCTCATAACTGGAATGTCATTGTACTTATTGTGTATGTATTGATCAGCAAAAATAAGTATTGCAATAACAAAGTTAACAATTATCTGAATTGCTATTAGTTCTTTACCATTGATAAACATACCAATAATAGGATTAACTGCAAACAAGACCATAGAAATTGCTTGAAGATTGTTTATCAGTTTTCTTTTTATTCTTTTACATATCAAACTAAATCTTCTAATCATTTTTGCCTCCACTAATTTTTTCTTTTATAAATCTTTTTTTCTCTTTAATCATATCATCTTCACGTCTAAAATATGCTTGCAACTTACACCAATCACATTTTATTTCTTCTTTCATCAAAAAACTACCGTTTAATTCCCTGCAAATGCCACAATGTCTATTCTTAATATCTTCTTTATTAAGCTTTGCAAATAATGTTACTGTATACAAATAAACACCAGATTCATCATCATATCCTTTTTCTATCGTATATGTAACATTATTATTTATTTGTTGATCAGACACTACATTCTGTGCTAACCATCCACAAGCTTTTAAATATGTATCTTTAGACTTGTTACCTCGAAAAACTTTCTGATACAATTTTGACGCATATATTTCCATCTTTACTTCTCCTTATATGCTTTAATTGCTTCCCTTGCTTTAAGGTCTGCAAGCTCGTTTAATGAATTTCCGTCATGTCCTTTTACCTTAGAAAACTTAACAGAAAATTTATTTTCATTTAAACTTTCCAGCATAATCAATATTCCTTCCCATTGTGATCTATACTTAATCTCATCACCGGAAAGTCCTATCCAATTATTTGCTTTCCATGTCTCTGCATATTTTTTTACTCCATTTAAAACATACATAGAATCTGTAATTATTTCTATGTCTTTTAAATGCTTTCGTACTGCATATTCTAATGCATTCAAGACCGCCATTAACTCCATTTGATTATTTGTCGTGCCTTTTTTTGACCCTAATTTTAACTTTATTCCTTGATGATCTGCAATTACTATTGCCCAACCACCAATATCTTTTTCTTTATTCCAAGAACCATCTGTATAGATCCTATATCTCATATTTCCTCCATATATTCAAATAACCACCAACCATAGCTTTCTTTCTATAGTTGGTGGTTTTTCCTACCTATCTATGATCGGAGGATTCATTGGGAATATTAAATGTCCCACTCATCTTCGTCCTCATCCTCATCATCTTCCGGCTCAGCTTTCTTTGCAGGCTTTTTTGCAGGTGACTTCTTAGCAGGTTTCTTCTTTGCAGCAGGCTTTTCATCCTCCTCCTCATCGTCCCAATCATCATCTGCGTCTTCTTCAGCAGCTGCAGCCTTTGCTAACTGATCCTTGTAATACTTTACTGACTTCTTAGGAGCAACCTTAAGACCTGCCTTCTTACACTTCTTATAAAGTGCTACCGGATCATCCTCTTCGTCTTCATCCTCTGAATCATCAACCTCAGCATTTTTTACCGGCTTCTTAGCTGTTTTCTTTACCGGCTTCTTATCCTCTTCTTCCTCGGCTACATCATCCTCAATCTCTTCATCTGCATCCTGATCAACACCATCTTTTAATACTGATTCAATTTTTCTTGTAGTAATATGTGAAGGTACTGCACCAATGATCTTAGCCGCACCTGCATTTTGACCGATTTCTGCCAATGCTACTGCTGTAAGTGGGAATCTTCTTCCAATATCCTGGATTGCTGCCTTATCTGTTCCTTCTGTAATTTTCTTTAATGCCTGTGATAATGTCCAATTTGTTGCCATAATTTTCTCCTTTTCTTTTTCTTTGTTTGTATGACTTTGCATACATTGTTTTTATTGTTTTACTTTTGCCTTCTAGCAATTTATTTATTTTTAAATCAAACAATAAATGTTTGATTGGTGGGGCTTATTGTTTAAACACCATATTCATTCTTTTTCTCTCGCAAGAACTCATTGGCCTTCTTTTCAGAAGTAAAAATTTTTTCTTGAGGTCCAGAAAATGAATCTTCATCTCCATAAACTACATAACATTTTTTCCTTCTTTGTACATATAAGCTAACATTTTGTTTCCCTCCTAGGTATTTGTGTTTTATTTGTTTTGATGATTTAATTATATCACAATTTCTGGAAAAGTAAATATGTTTTTTAAAAATTTTTCAACTTTTTTTCAAAAATATTTAATTTTCCCATTCTTCCTCATCATTTTTTTCATTTTCATATTTGTTAATTGCATCATTGATTGCATCACGAAGATTGTAAAGCTCATCAATGCTTGCAACATGTATTCCATTTTTAAGGAATACCATTGTCATCCTTTTGCCTTCTTCTACCTCAACCTGCTGGGCTAAAGTAAATCCACATTGAATATTTTCCTTTGTGTCCTGATTCTCTTTTACACATTCAGAAATCACCAAACGTCTTTTATCTGCAATCTGAGCATTTGATAACTCCAAATACTTCATCTTTGCTGCCATTATTCTTCCTCACTTTCATCTTCATCTTCAATGTCTGCTGTAAACATTACTGCGAATTCTTCCTTTGTGATAAGATCATTCATTTTATCAATATCAACAAAGTCATTTAAACTGTTGAACTTTAAGATACTTTCTCCGTCGCCATCAAAAGCAACATTTCTAATTCTAAAAGAACCAATTTTAAATGGCTTTTCAACTCCCATTTTGATCTGAATAACAACATCATTATTCAGCATCTGCAATAACTGCACAGAACTTGTCAGCTGTGAATACTTACCACTAAGCGTAAGATTTACACTTCCATTTGCTGATACATTATGCCCTTTATATGCATACATTCCTTTAACTTTTGCTTTCATTATAGTGCACTCCTTTTCTTGTTATATTTTTTGCTTTGTTGTTTATGGAACATTTCCCTAGAACTACCTGATGACTTAATTGACTTATGAGATATAGCCCTAAGATCCTCAGATGCCTCTAAATCAATTCCTAATTGTTCCAACCTATTTTCCTTTATCGAACCAGTTAAAATGTATTCTGCGGCATCTGGTAAATCCTCAGGCTTAAGCATCAACCATACCTCACCTGTATTTAGAAATTGAATTACAAACATTGGAATCTTATGTTCAATCATTGCATTCTTTTCTAAAGTTCTAATGTCCTTTTGATTTACTTTAATTGACTGTGCATCTGTACTCTTTAACTGACAAATAACATAGTCATTCTGTCCATCTTCCTTTTCAATCCAACCTGAACCAGAATTCTTCGTAGGTTTAAGGCCAAGCGATTCCATAACTTCTTGTTCGTTTTTGCGGTAGAACTTAAAACTACGTGGTTGATTATTGCTCATTATCGACATTATCCTCCTTAAAAAATTTAATCCATTTATCTAATGACTCAGAGCATTCAGAACACAGATCAAAATACCTATCATTATTGTATGATGATTTGCCAATAAAGGCATCTCTAACCATTATTTCAGTATACTGATCCGGATTTAATCGTCCATCTGATTTAATATATGGCTCAAATAGCTTGCCACATCTATCACACTTCTTTGCATCTGCCATTTCTCTTTACCTCCGTATATTCTTATTTGGATTTTTTAACTTTCCCTGATAATTTACTTGTGCTTTTAATGTCTTTCTAAACATCATTTCCATGCAATCAAAGCATAAATGAATTAAATTGTTTCCGATCATCATGTCATAAAATTCTTTTTTTTCATTTTTACTTGATTTACCACAACCAGTACAAGTGTCATTTTGTTTGTTGTTAACTCTTATTTTAATTGCTTCTTTCATATCATTACCTTTCTATGTATTAAACAGACTGGCTGCAATTAAGCAGCCATCTGAATATCCTTTAATGCTTTTGTATATTTGTCATAACCTATAACATTGAATGTGTTGATTGTATCTTTATCCATTCCTTTGAATATAGATATTATAAGGATTGTTTTAAGATCCATACCAGCACTTTCAAGCTTTGTTACCATTGTAATACATCTGTATGAGAATGTTGCCCTAATTCCATTGTTGTTTGCAATTGATCTTAAACTATGAACAAAATCAACCAGTTCTTTGTTTCCATTTGAAATTGACATTTCAATATTTTCTGAATAATCAAATTCAATAATTGCAAATCTATCAAGTGTTGCCTGATCAAGAACCATTCTTCCTGAATATAATTCATCTGAACCAGATCCTACTGTATTTCCTGCAGCTACAAAATGTACTTTTTCAATATCAACTCTTCCGCACGGGAATTCAAAATAGCCATTTGCAATTGCTGCATTCAGAAGAACCAAAACTTCTGGAATTGAAGCATCCATCTCATCTAAGAAAAATATGCAGTCATTTTCATCTGTACATGCTTTATAGAATTCTGTATCATGGAACTTTCCACCTGCATCAATGAAACCTGTCAATTTGTATTCCTGCTGAACTGAATTGCTGAAATAAAAATTCCAACCAAGTTCTTTTGCAATTTGTTCTACTGTGAAATTCTTACCTGATCCAGCTGGACCTGCAAGATAAATTGGAATGTTACACTCTAAACATGTTTTGATCTGATCATATTTTTCATGTTTTACTTCTGTATTGTTTTTGTTCTCAACATTTACAACTTTCTTTTCTAAAGGTTTTACTTCCTTTACTTTTTTAGAACCTGCATATGTTGTTGTTCTTTTAATTCCTTTCGTTTCATACAAAACTACTTGATTTACAATTTCCATTGTTGAAAGATTAAATAATACTTTTACACCGGAAAAAATAAAAGAATATATTCTACCTTCAAAATCTTTTTCTTTGTAAGTCTTTCTTGTATAGACATTCAAGTCATTTTCAAAAGTTACATCAACATAAAACTTCTTTTCAGGATTTTTAACAATAGATTTAATATTTAACATAATCAATATCTCCTTTCTTATTCTTAAGATTTAATTTATTATTTAATTGATTATGTTATTATTATATACCGTTTTGCTGAATTTGTAAATAGGTTTTGCAAAATTTGTTAAAAAATTTTTATGCATATGCAGAACCTATCTACAATCATCAAGAATGATTATTTGACAAGATCATCTAAAGTTAATGTATCTTTATAAGAATATAATGCTTCAGCAAAGTACTCATTATCATTTTTATTGTTTTTAATTATGTTGTTAAAATCTTCACATTTTACAGGAGTGCCATAATTAGTATCAAATGATCTTGTAGTGTATTCAAATGTTTCTATCCATTTAAACATAATACGTCTTAAATAACTTGAATGAACCATTGGAAAGCTTATTTTAGAAAGATTAAGTCTTTCATTAGCATTTTTTATTTTTACTTTGTTACAAAGAATAATGTTTCCATTCATTGATTTAACTATCATTGTAACATTAAGAATAACTCTATATCTTTGCTTTTCCAAGTTGTTAACAAGCTGAAGTACTTTTATAGATTCTTCTTCAATTGTTTCTTTTTTTACATATGCAGAATATGCTATATTTTTTGTTATTGCAATTATCTTTTGCTTTTTTGTGACTACTTTCTGGTTGATCATATTTGTTGGAATGCCTTGTAAATATCTTGGAACAGAACATTGGAAGCCGGCTACGTCATAAGTATTTTTAACAGATTTTTCTTTTAATGTTTTAAGCTTTAGCATTTCATTGAGTTTTTCTGATTCCTCTGTCCAACCATGCAATAATAAGTTTTCTGCTTCATTATAATCATTTGTACCTGTGAAGCTAAATCTTCCTTTTTCTGATTGTTTTGATTTTATTTCTGGATTTTGTGTTCTTGAATTGATTGTTTGAACAAATTCTGAAATAGAATTATATTCTTCCATATAGATTTTATAACCATTTGAATTGATTTTAGATAATTTCATTTATTTTACCTCTTTTCTAAGTGTTTGTTTGATTTACTATAATCATTATAATACAGAACTGTATAAAAGTAAATAGGCTATTTTTAATAATTTTATATATGCTTATGATTCATCAGGATGACAAATATGACATTTTAACATATTAGCTTAATATTTTATTGGCTATAAAATAAAAAGACCTTAGAACTTAATCTAAGGCCTCTATGATATATATATTTATTTTAAATGACATCTTTGTGGTGTATTATTTGATCTTCTACTTACTTTAGGACGATCAAGATGTTTTAATGCTTTTATAGTATTTTCTTCTTTTTTTCTTTTTTCTGAAATTATTTTATTTTTTGCAACTTCTTCAAGGTAAGCTTCACATGTTGTATGACATCCAATTATACGATCTTTACAATCCATGCATACAGATTTACTATTACCTAAATGTCCGTAACTTCCCAAGTCAATGTTCCTCCTTTAATAAGTTGTGATTTCCTACAAAGTAAAACTTACCAATACCGATCGAATCAGCAATATTATCATTGTAAGTATATCTTTCTCCGTTCTTTTCTATCACCCCTTTCTTTTTCCTTCCAGCATCTGCTTTAATTTTGCTTTTATATCCCTGCTTTATACACCACAATATTGTAGGCCATTTTTTTGGATCAAAACCATATTTGTTTGCTTTTTCCTTTGACGTACCTACTGATGCTGATTTCCATGCTCTTGTATCAACAGAATAAACCGGAATATTATATTGGCTTGCAGTATCTACAATCATAGCATTTAAAGCACCAATTGACTTGATATAGTCAATGTTAATAAATCCTTGTGATTGTAAACGAATGCGTTCAATAATGCATATTATTTGACATTCTTCTTTTATTGATTCATATGTTAACTTTTTTGCATTTAATTTACCAAAAATATTCAAAAGTTTTGCTCTTAATGCTTTTCTTTTCATTGTGTTGTTCTCAAGATTTTGTGTGGAACAATCAGTTGCTTGTTTTAGCTTACCGTCAAACCATACTGAAATACCAGTATCTTTATATGACTGATCTATTCCTATTACTATTGTATGCATTTTATTATATACCTCTCTGAGCTCATATTTGACATTCTGAGGACTTTTATTTGGATGAATGCATATTTTATCATCACAATCCAAACAGTCCAAATAAAGTACAACAGAATTATTTATAGGACATATTCTACTCATATGGCTTTATCTTCCATAATTTAGCAAATTCCTTAGTTATCATTACAACACATTTTTCCTTATAATCATATAAGCAAATTGGATGCGTATACTTTTCTATGCCTTTGCTTTTGCCTAAGAATTTGAATTTTCTTTTTTTATTATTGTACGGATTTATTCCTACAACAATTGATCCTTTACTTACTTTCATAGTCTAATCCTTCCAAAGCCAACATCCCAACATGCATTCCTCATATTGCAATCCATTGCTTTCTTACAATCACATGATTTACAATCTTTACATCTTGGAACCATCTTGTGTTCCTGAAGTAGTTTTTCTTTTCTATATTTGACTTCTTCCATACGATCAATATATTGAGAAAGAAAGTCCTCATCATAATCATAAATGAATAGTTTAAAGTCCTGATCATTTTTTGAATCACAAAGAACAAATCCTTTTGTATAATCCCTGCCATTCCATGTTCCTTTTTTTATTGCTTCCTGAATACATAAGAACATATAAAGCTGTAATTGTTTCTTTGCACTTGGATGTTCAGTCATTTTCTTAAAGCTAAATGAATTGACTGACTTAATCTCTCCAACCATCACACCATCAAAAAACTCCGGAATCCTGCAAACAATGTCTGGTGTATATGATACTTCATATTCAGTATTAAATCTTGTCCTGTCCATTGTTTTTGCTTTACCATACCCAGCACGAATCAATAACCTTTGCCACTTTTCATGGATTGCATTTCCTTCTTCGAAGATTCTTAATAATCCTATAGAAGTGTTTTCCTTTTGAACTTGCTTATATAATAAGCTAAGAACCTCCTGTCTTGTACACCACACCTTATCACCAACAATCAATGACGAAGCATGTAAACCTACACGTTCCTGTGATTCAAGACCTCTTGTCATTACTTGATGTATAAACTTTGTTTCTTCTTCAATATTATGCTCTGTATAGAACATTTTATTAAATATTTTTTCCAATTGTGCTGCATCTGAACTTTGAATTTTTGTTCCATTCTTCACAGCATTACTTTTAATTTCATCAATAATTCCCAACTTTTTCTCCTTAAATATTATAATAGCCGGGAATTTCACCCGGCTTTATTTTTAAAACTACTCATCAATTAAAAATTTGAGTAACCTGTTACTTTACATACTGCAATATCAGATATAAGAAATGATTTTGTCATTCCTTCAGTCATTAGTCTGTAGCTAAAAGCTCTTTCCAAAAGCTCTTCCTTAGAATACTTTCTTAATTTTTTCATTTCAGCTTTAATTGCATCAATATTATTATTAACTGCCTTTTCTCTTGCTTCTGTATATCTCTTTGTCATATTTTTGTCCTCCTGAACATTTAGTTTATTTATTTGTTGATATTATAATAACACATATCTACTCATTTGTAAATAGGTTTTTGCAACTTTTTGCATTTTTTACAGAAATAATTCCTGCATTCTTAATCATTCTTTCACAGATAGGACATGGAGTAGCATCTTCTATATCGAACCAACAACTTTGACTAAAGTCTACCTTCTCTTCACCAGCTAAATACATTGTTGCACCAATCATTTCATTTCTACTAGTTGACAACATAGCATTTTGTTCTGCATGAACTGAATGACAATCAGAATAATCACCACTATTATGTGGAACATTTAGTCTTTTGCATTTACCTAAATCGCAACAGTTTTCTTCTCCTCTTGGTGATCCATTATAGCCTGTAGCAATGATCTCATCATTCTTTACAATAACACAACCATAATGTCTTTTTAAACACGTACTTCTTCTTGATACTGCTAATGCAATTCCTAAGTAATATTCATCTTTGCTTATTCTTTTCATTTTCTTCTCCCTGATATTTCGTTTCACATTCGCATGTTCCTTCATCTTGGCACATTCCGCATCTTGCTGTATCTTCATGCTTTCCAAAGCACAATAATTTATATTCCATTATTCCCAGCCTTCCATAAACTTATCATTTTTAACCAACTTATCAATTAAGGTTTGTTTTTCAACATATTTTACAGAACTAATTTTAACCCCTCTTTCTTTGCATAATTTAACTAGTTCTTCTTTTGTCATTGCATTATAGTCATGATCACAAGACAAATCTTTATTGTCAATGTGATTATCATCTTCTTCGACAGACTCTTCTGAATCTGCACCGAAAATATCAGCACGCGAACCTGCTATCTCATCATCGTCTTTCCATTCTGTCTCTATTGCATCACATTTACAATCTGCAAATCTACTTCTGACTGCTACTTTCTTCTGTTCACTCGTTTTTGTATCTTCTGTATCATCATCACTTTCAGCACAACAACCATTGCATTCATCTGCACGCTCTTCTGCAATCTTAATTTCGTTTTTTGCTGGAAATCTTTCATGCATTAGCATCTGACATCCACAACGTGGGCAATCAAATGCATCATATAATCGATCTTTAGCTCCAAAAGATTTCTGCCATGCTTCTGCTTTAATTACTACTTCATATCTGTTCTCTTTTCTTAACTTAACATGCTTACCACATGTACTACATTTAGCCATATTTATCTTAGCCATATTTATCTTTCCTCCAAATACAAAACTCTTGCAGCTTCCCTCAACTTGTCACCATCTTGCGTTGAATACTGTTCGATTCCCATAGTTCCTAACGAATATGAAACATTACAAATAAATTCATATGCTTCTTCTGCACTCATTATTTTCCCTCCACTTCTGAAATTGAAACATTAACAAGTTTTCTTTTTCGCTCTTGAGCAATTATTTGGCAGCCACAAGCTGGACAATCAAATGTATCATATATGTTGCCTTCAATACGCTTAAATGCTGTTGCCACTCCTGATTCACCATTATCTCTTGTAATATAATGCTTATCAATTACCGGTACAAATTCGCATCCACAAATTTTACATTTAATCATTGCTTAACCCTCCTCGCCAAAGTTTTCATACAAGTTGCATATATTGCATTTTAAAAATTTACCACCTTTGCATAATGGATATTCGTGTCCATTAGAAACAAAACATTTTGGATAGTTATTTTTATGTTTACGTCTTTTCTTCTTATTTTTATCCAAATGGCTTCCTGCTACAAAATATTTGCATTTATTTTTCAAGCAATGTTCCATTGAAGTACTATCACAAGCAGAACACTTCTCTATATTGCTACTCATCATCATCCTCCTCCATGAATTCTTTTGGAACCCTCTTTCCAAACTTTGCTGCTTCTGCAACCATCAATTCTTTTCTGATCTTCTGAACATCATCAAACGAAACGAATCCTCGATCAAAGAAAAGTGGAATCTCGCATTCGCCCATTGGATTGCATACTTTCGACTTGACTACTTTGCACTTCATAATCAATCCAACTTTCTTACTTGTAGCACTATTCCTTGGATCCTTATTTGGAATCTCAATCCATGCTCTTCTTGCTACCTGAATACGAAGTGAACAAGCATGCTTTAACTTTCTTCCGCCTGGTGTATCTGTCTTTTCTCCAAACAGCATTGCATTCATCTTGTCTCTTACCTGATTTATAAAAATCAATGTTGTTCCAGTGATCTCAATAATTTCTTCTACTGTAGGAAGATACTTATTCATCAACCTTGCAGTTCCGCCAATTCTCTGTTCTTCAATAGAATCTTTCTCTGCTGACTTTAACACCTTTTCTGCATCTTCCTTAGGAACCATACTTGGTACTGAATCAATGCCAATTAACGGAATCCCTGCTTTTGCAAACTGTATCGTTTTGTTAAATGCATCCTCTCCGTACTTAGCTCTATAAATTAACATTTGCTTTGGTCTATTGCCAAACACCTTTGCGCGTTCTGCATCAAATGTACCCTCAATTGGAATATCCAAACATAACTGATGAAGCCCACACAAATGATAAAGCAATGTTGTTTTGCCTGAACTTTCTGGACCAAAGATTTCAACAACTCTTCCTTCAGGCATTCCACCACCAATGATTGCATCAAAATCTTCAATTCCTGTACTCCACCTCTTAATCTTAAGATTAGCATTCTTACTACCTATGGTGTAAATCGTTCCTTCACCATTTTTTTTATTGATTTGATTGCAAAGCTTAATAATCTGCTCTTTATTTGTCTTTGCCACTTTTTTCCTCCATTCTAACTAACCTGTAGTTACTTTTGTTTCCTTAATGTTTCACATGCACCATTGACTATTTCGATAAGATTTCTTTCTAGTGCATTAACATCTATATCATTTCCTGACATATGATAACTAACTTCACATCTAATGCTATTCCCAATGTTGTTATGAAGATCAATTAACGTTAAAATTTGTCTTTGATTAAGTTTCTTACTCATTCTTTTTTCTCCTTAAAATTATTTCACATTAGTAATTTCAGCAACAATCTTGCCATCGTTGATCTCATATTCTGTTCCTGAACGTTTGGCTGTAATTGCCAACATATTTACTGGCATTCTATTTAATACTTCTAAATGCATTTGATCTCGGTCAATCATTTTATCTATTCCAATAGCCATACTTTTAACAACTCCTTTCATAATATTTATTTACTACTTTACACCATTCCTTATCAGTTATTCCTCCACAATCATACTTTTCTTGTAAATTGCAAAAACATTGTAAAAAGTATCTATCATTATGCCAACCTGGAAATGGTCTGCTTGTAAACCTATCGCATTTATAATACTTTTCAAATTTACTGCGATCTACTTTATAACCTCTTCTAAGCATTTCATTTGATACAAGAATTGAATAACTATAAAAATCAGAAATGTCATAATCTAAAATTTTATTTACCAACAAGTGATTTGGTGTACCGTTTGCATAGATATTTCTTGCTATGCAACAGCATTCTCTCCATTGTGATAATAGCTGCTGCCTTGGTAAAACCTCTAACAAATCAATATGCCAAAGTCTCATTTATAATTCACCTCCTAACTCATCTGTAATTTTTGACTTGATTCCTACAAGTCTTAATTCTTCTTGACGAATCTGAGCTTCAATATATGAATCATAAACTACTTTACCATGCTTCCAACTTCTATCAACCTTTACTAATACTAATAATCTGTACTTCATATACGTTTATCCTCCTAAATGTTTGTGTTTTATTTGTTAATATTTTTTTCAACAATCTTTGCACATTCTTCAAAGGTCATACCATTTGATACCATTGTCATTGCTAACTGCTGTAATCTTTGAAATGTTTCTTTATCTAAATTTAAGCTTAATAAATATTTGTTAAAATCTGTTCTTGTCATAATCATTTATCCTCCTAGATGTTTGTTTGTATTCCTTTTGATAATTTTATTATATCACATTCTACGCATTTGTAAATAGGTTTTTATGAATTTCTTAAAGTTTTTTCAACTTCTTGTAATGTTTCTGTTAGTTCACCAGCATCACATGAACATTCAAATATTCCGTCAACATATATTTCATAATGTTCATCCCATTCAGCATAACTTATTCTTTCATTATAATATTTCATGCATATCCTCCTAAACCTTTAGAATGCCTCAAGAATGATTTTATATTTTGACTTATGAAAATATTAAGCAGATTATATTAAATCAATCCTAAAGCATTCTATAAATTCTAATTGGCCCTTGAATAAAGAGCACTATTGTACTTTGTTACTCTCTTAATATAAATCTTTTTATTAAATTCCAAAGCTCCTGCTTCTTTTAATAGTTCAACAACTCGTGATGTTACAGTCCTTGACTTACAACGATCGTAAAAATTATCGAATGAAGTAAATATTCCATGCTTTTTTCTTTCCTCAAGAATATATGAAGCTGCTTTTTCTCCAACTCCTTTAATCTCAGAAAGACCTTGCTGCAAACAATCCTCGCCTTCTACTTTTCTAAGTTTTGCTTTTTCTGAAGAATAATTAACATGAGGAAGAAATACAACAGATCCATCATTTACTGCTTTTGCACAGAACTTATCATACTCCGAATCATTCTTTGCATATTTAAGCTTTGCAAACCAATAAGCACTTGGCTCATAAACTTTATAAAACATTTCTTCAACACTTATCAAAGAATATCCAACGCCATGTCCTTCATTGAATGTATATGAAATCATTTTCTCAAACAAATCTTCTGCAAAACTTCGCTCATATCCATTGCTTACTGCTCCATCAACAAACTTTCTTTTTAAGTTTTCCTTATTTTCATTGTAAGCTTTTTGAGCGGACTCTGTCATATGTCCACCTTTCATAAGTTTCATAATCTTATCCGCATCTGTCCATTCAAGTCCTCCAATATTAACGCATATTCTTTGAACCTGCTCCTGATAAATGATTGTACCGTATGATTCTTTCGTATATTCCCAATACTCAGAAGATTTTGCTTCCTCAATATTATATTTATTTTCGGCATATAAATCTGGTTGCTTCAAACTTAATGGTCCTGGCCTATTCATTGATGAAGCAGCTACAATGTCCTCAAAACAATCGCAATGAATCTTTTCAAGAATATCTCTTGCTGTTTTCTTTTCGAACTGAAATATACCATCACAATTGCCAAGTCTAAAACTCTCAAGAATCTTTTTGTCCTTTACAGCTTCATCATAATCAACTATTACTCCTGTACTTTTTCTTAAGTCTCCAATTGACTCCATTGTCTTAAGCCCAAGAATGTCAAATTTAATAACATTAACAGTCTCGATGTCAGTTAAGTCATAATTTGTAAATACATCTCCGTTTTTGTCAACTTTTAAAGCTACATAATCAAGTAATTCTCCACCAGTTATTGCTACACCAGCTGCATGCGTTCCAATAAATCTTACTTTTTTGTATAACTTACAAAAATGAACAAGAATATTGTCATATTTTTTATTTATTATTTTTGCTTCGGCAGATTCTGTCAAATTATTTATATTTAAGTTTTGATTTTCATCAACATTTGATTGAACAAATGATTTAATATATTGAATTTCCGATTTATTTCTTTTTACTTCCTCATCATCTAAAGTCTTATCTGTTGGAAGTCCACATACTTTAAATAAGTCATTCAAAAGATTGTCTACTTTATAAAGACCGTATGAACAAATTCTTGCAGCATGTCCTTCATATTTTTTACATAAATATTCAATTACTTCATGTCGTCTTGACGTTTCGAAATCTAAATCAATATCCGGAAACTTCTTTTTATCTTTCCTTAAGAATCTTCTGAAATCAAGATTAAATAATAAACTATCTACTTCAGTTATTCCTATTGCATACGCTACTAAACAGTTACAAACAGATCCTCTACCTGGACCTACAATAATTCCTCTTTTCTTTGCCCAGTTAACATAGTCTGCAACAATAAGAAAGTAGTCTTCAAATCCGTGATAATGAATAATTTCAAACTCTTCCTTTACTCTCTTAATATATTCCTTCTTATATTTACCTCTTCTTTTAAGACCTTCAATAATTTTGTTTTTTAAAACTTTTGTAGAATCATCACCCAATTTTGGCAACTTTAATGGTAATTGTTCAAGATAATTATCTTCGCATTTATCTTCAATCTCATCAAGATTTTTTGCCATTTTATTTGCAAGCTTTTTAGCAAGCTCATCACCAAAATCACTTTTATGCATTTTATAAAATCTCTTTTGCATTTCAAAAGGCTTTGGCATATATCGTTCAGCATATGTTGCTTCAATGTCTGCAAAATTGTGATTTGCAACTTCATGCATCTTCATGTATGTATCAAAATCTTCTTTTCTACCTCTATGAGAATCCGAAGTTAATATACATTTGATCTTTAATTTCTTTGCCAACTTAATTAACTGAACATTCACATATTCTTGCAATCCTTCTTCTGACACTTTATATGGCTGAATCTCAATGTAAAGATCATCTTCAAAAATGCTTTTTAACTTTCTTAAGTATTTTTCTGCCAATTCATTCTTGCCTGCAATTATACATTGCGATGAATAACTTGCTACACAAGCAGTTGTGCAAATCAGCCCTTCATGATATTTTTCCAGCAAATCGAAGTCCCATATTGGATTATAATATTTCTGTTTTTCACCTTCAAATTGCAATCTATTCATATTGCCATATCCTTTTAAATTCTTAGCAATGACAATTAAATGAAATCCCCTAGTTTGCTGCTTCCATTTTGGCAAAAAGTAGCCTTCAACTCCTAATATAGATTTAATGCCTAAATCTTTGCAAGCCATATACGTTTGAATCAATCCATTTGTATTTCCATGATTTGTCGTACATAAAGCATTATATCCATATTCTTTCGCCAAAGCAGCCAACTCTGTAGCTTTGCCATACCCATCGAATGTTGAATACTCATCATGCCTATGTAAATCAAACATTATTTTCCTCCTTATATCTTTCAATTGCTTTATCAAAATCTCTTTTGTACATATGCAATGATCCGGCTATATGTGTATAACTTCCAATTTCCAATCCCAATTCCATTGCCATTCTTACTTGAATGCAAGTAAACTGAAAAATATCATACGGAAATCCTAACCATAAATCATTACTTCTCATATATGTTGTACAGTATAGTTTATTTTCTCTAATTAAAAATTGTAAGCAAACTGTGCAGTTTAAATCTTTTGTAGGCTGTTTCAAAGTATTTTTTGGCACCTTAATGTGAATAATTGCCTGCCTACTATTTTTATCTTTAATAAGTAACTGTTTACAATATTCATACTGATTAAAGTTATATGCCTCTTTAATAATATAACCATAATTACTATTTACTGTTTCTCCATCATCTGACATTCTATCCCAAGCTTTTGTATAATGCTGGATTGCACTCAAATTTGGATTAGCTGACATATACCAAAGCATTTCGCCTATAGCATATCTCATTGACAACTTTCTTACATGATTAGTCATTATATTCTTTGTCGGATTTTCTAATACAGTTATTGCATTTATTATCTCAGATGCAACCTCTCCGTCTCTACTTTCAATTGATTTACTACAGTCTTTCATTTTTTCAAACCAAGTTAACCATACTTCATCCAAAGATTCTCCTTTTACAATTACATTACTTAACATTTACAATTCCTTTCATTATTTACAAAAATCAATTATATTTTTGGCAAATTTTTCTCTATTACTTTTTATTTCTTTTTTCAATTCAATAATCTTATCTTCCCTTTTGCTTTCATCCATATTATCAATAAACTCTATCATTTCATCGTATGATGCAACTTCATAAGAGTTATAAAGTCTATTTTTGTTAAAATCAATATCAACAATTGGTAAACTCCAATTATTTATAGCTTCGACAAATCTTGGTGTAAACCATGAATTATCCCTGTATTCCTTTCTACAAATAATTAAACTAAACTTAAACATTTTCATCAGTAATTGCAATGAACTATAATCTATTCTTTCATCATTTAAGCTATCCTTTATAATGGAAAACGTTCCTTGTTTCATTTCATTGTCTTTTCTAAGATACTCTTTTATCTTATCCTCTCTATTATAACTTCCTCCTCCAAAAAAAATCATATCCTTTTGAACTTTTGGCTTTTCGTTGTCTGCATAAAATAATTCCGGCACATATGAATACTTTTGCTCTATATCTATATTATCAAATACAAAGCCGACAGCTTGGTGCAATAATAAATCGCATCTCTTTATTACGTCAACTGACATTTCTTTTAATGATATAGAATCAGTAACAATAAATATCACTTTATATCCTTTATCTTTTTTTCTCTTTATGAGACTTATAATCTTCTCATACTCACTTTCATCTGAAAGATTTCCTCCTACCAAAACAAAGCATTTTCTCAAACCATTATCTGACAATTTTGCAATTTCACTTTTTATCAAGTTATACTCATAAAAGCCGCCATTCTTATCAAATACTTTATTACAATTTGCTTCTCCAACTTTATATATTAAGTCATTCATTTTTTATCACCCAAAATACTTTCTAATTCTACTTTGACTTTTTCAAGACTTTCATATGTACAATCTATAACTTTGCATTTCGTTCCTTTTCTTACTGACTCAAATAAATCGTTATATTTTGTTAAATCTGTACCATGAAGTTTTGATGAAAATTTTAAGTCAACAGGCTTAACATATATTATCACTGCTTCATCTTTGTATATGCTTTAGATCGGAAGAGCGTCGTGTAGGG